CAAGGAGGTATAGATGAAATCGCTCACCCCGAAGCAGCACACCGTGCTGACGATGATTGACCGGCACATCCGCCGGTACGGCTACGCGCCGTCAGTGCGGGAGGTGGCGGCAGCTACCGGCACATCACACGGTGCGGCGCACACAATGATGCAGCGGCTTGAGGGTCGCGGCAGACTGAGGCGCGGAAAGGGCGAGACCCGCTCAATCGAAGTGCTGTCAAAATGACCGCCTGCCCGGAGTGCGGCGGCAGAGGTGTCGCCGTTTACGAGGTCGGCGTCGCGGCACCAATGGCGTGGCGCGGCGGTGAGATCGAAGACCGCGAGATGGAGTGCGAACTGTGCGGCGGCTCAGGTGATGTTGACGAGGAGGCCGCCGAGCGTTACGATCCTTAGTATTCCTCCCTAGAGAACTGGCCCCGCCTCGTGCGGGGTCTTTTTTTATTTCTTCTTCACGCTCTCGGCCAGACCCCCGCCGAAATAAAATCCAACGATGCCAAGCATTATCTCTCCAAGCCACATCTCCGACGCAAAGTCCTTTGCAGCTTGAACGTTGCTCATGTCGATCACGCCGTACAGTGCGCCGACCACACCGTTCGCCATAATGAACAGGAACATCGCCGTAAACATCAACGCAATGTAGCGCTGCGCCAGCTTAAAGGGCTGGTAAGCCGCGAGAAGGTCAGTCTTCGCCTTGCTCTTGGCTGCGACCCCTTCTGCGTCGCTGGTGTGCATGTCATCGATCAGGTCCATCCCTTTCGAGATAACCGCTTCCGATCCTAGTATCTTCCCAAGTATTGCCAGCATTATTCCATAACCTCAAATTTCATATCCGTTGCAAAACAAAGCATGTCCTTGTTCACGGGCATGCGCTCTTCCCAGTTGATGTACGTCCCGGCGACGTGACATTCAGCCATCGTCTCATGCGCCGACAGGACGTGCGACGTGATCTGCCCGTCCGCCTCCATAATCAACATCAGCAGCAGCCACTTCATTTGCTTTCGTGCCCCATCCAGATTGCGAACGCACCAGTGGCCGCGCCGACGATGGTTGAGACGAAAGCAGTCTGCTGCGTTGTGGCCTCGACGCCCAGCCCCATAAACCAGTCGCAGACGTTCCACGCCATCAGCGTAAACGCCAGCATCATAAAGCGCGGGATGATCTTGTACTCAAGCAGCGTCTTACTCATTGCGATTTTTCCTCGCCTGTTCCTCTGTGGTGCGGTTGTGCATATCCCACAAGATCACATCCACTCCCCGCTGATCATCATCGCGGCCATATCCTCGGCGCGCTTTCCGACTTGCGCCGCCCAGCGGCTGTCGAGCATCTGCGACGCAGCTTCGCCGTAATCACCCGCCTCAATCGCCGCCTGAGCCTTCTTGAAGCCGTCCCAGCGTGGCTTGCCTAGATTGAACAGCATCGACACGACAACGGCCTTGCGCGGCTCTGAGAGGCCAGCAAACCACGGGTACGTCTCTGCCTCTGCCTGACAGCGCTTCAGATCGTTCGCCAGCAGATAGTCGATCTCGTCATCGGACAGCCCGCCGCCCAGTTCCTTATCTATCAAACGCCCCACGCCGATGGTGAGATACCCGCGGCTGTCCTTGTAGGCGTGTGCCACCACGCCCTCGTGGTGCTTGATCATCTCAATCAGTTTATCCATTTCTCGTCTCCATAACGATTGCCACGGCGCGCTGCCAACTTTCCTCTTCGAGGTCAGGCCGGGCGTAAAACTCCGGGCTGCGCCGTTCCGATAACTTATTTATGCCACACGCCGCAGAAAAAAACACGCGCCGCTGATCAATGGCGACGCGGGCGAGGATATCATACACACGCTGATCGGGTCTGGTCTTCTTATCGCGGCCCGAACCAAGCTGGTGGTGGTAGGTTAATGCGCCGCGATCTCGCTGCTTCCGCAGCCGGGCGCTCTTGACTTGCACCCGCATGAAGTCGTTGTCGTGCCACGCGACCACATCGATCCCGTCCATCGGCGCATGCCCCGCCTTCCATCCAAGATCAAGGATTGCGGCGAGCGCTATGTACTCGCCTTGAAGACCCGTCGTTGTGGCGGATGGCGGCACGTTACTGATTTTTGAGGAACGTCACAAAAAAGTAGAGAATGCCAGCACCGACAATCAGGATCGCTGGCAGCACGGTCCACAGAATGATTGCGTCGCGCACTTTGGCACGCCGCTCCAGTTCGTCTTTCTGCATCTGACGCTGCCGGGCGATCTCAGCTTGCAGGCGCTCCCACGCGCCGGGCTTGCCGTACAGTTGGAAGATCGACCGCATTTCTTTGCGAAGCGAATCCAGCTCCTCCTTGCGGAAAAATTCATCTATGCCAGATTGTTCGGCCCCGGTCATTTTGCTGAAGATGCTTTTTTTCTTCCGCGCCGCGCCGAAGTTCAGTTCCGCCTCAGCCTTCGCATAGCGCGAGATCGGCCCCGAAAGGGACGACAGGTCTTTGCCCGCCTTGATGGACCCACTGATGGCCCCAGCGGCGCTGCTGATCATGCTGAATGCTGAAATGGGATCGATCATTACCGCCTCGCTAACATAACGATGGCGACGACTATCAGCGCGGTCTGGATCACATCGATCATCGGCACCTGTATCACTTGTAAATCTCCTGCTCTGGGCCCACCTTCACTGGGAGGCACACCGCTGTCACGTCTTGACCTTGTGCGTGGAGCCGCTTTGCGAAGTAGACGCATCGGTCCACACTCTCGAAAAACATATCGTCGCTGACCTTCCTCTTGTCGTCATTGAGGCCGATCCATACCGTCAGGACAAAGGCGTGGACAATCTCCACATTATTCGCGCCCCGTCAGCCGCTTCACCGTCTGCGTTTCCCACAAGCGCACAAGGATATAAAGGCCGGTGATGACCGCGACGATATCCGGGGCCATCCCAAGCCAAGCAGCAGCGGTGCCTGTACCCGCCGCAACATCAAGTGCAATTTTCTGCTCTTCTGGCATATTTTAAAGCCTTATGCGTAGGGGCTGTCACCAAGAACGCTTGCGTCCCAAGCTGCCTTGAGCGCCGCAATCGTTGTCGCATTGTTGATGGCTGACGCAGCCGGTGCGTCACGCAGGGCTGCCTTCTTGGTAACGGACGCTGCCTTTGCGTCGGCGTCGTCAGCCTCAAGCGCCTTCATATACACAACATCTTCTGCATCAAGCAGCGGCGCACGCACCTCGCGGATTTTGTCCTTGAAGATTTCTTTCGCCTTCGTCATGTCCTCGGAAATAACAGAACCCGAAAGCGACCAAGCGCCACGAAAGTGGCGGTCTGATGGGACTGTGGCTGTGGACGCATCAATCTGATTACCGTCCTTGTCTACGATATATGTTGTTGTCATGATACGCTCCTACGCGGCAAGTTCATCAGTGGCTAGGTCTTCCGATATCTTCCAAGCATTGCGCCACTCTCGTGTGCCGGGAAGCTGTTCCTTGCGGCAGATAACCATCTTCGGCTTGTTGCCTTCATTCCAACTGCGCCATACAGACTGTGGGCAGTCCTTCATAATTAAATACTCAATCGCCTGTTCTTCCGTCATAGCTTCTACAGGCTTGGTGTTGTGCAGCAGGAAGCCACGAGTGTGCTTCTTGAAGTCGGGCTGTGCTTCGTCTTTGGCTAGTTCCCAGTACACTTCGACAGGTGGCAGAATACCGCCCTGTAGCGCACACGCCATCCAGTTAGGGTCAGGAACCAGTATCTTTGCACATTCATCTATGCTGTCCTCATAGACAACCCGATAGTCTGACTGCACACCCTCAAGGTTCTCTTTGGCCCAGCAGAGCCGATCCCAAAGGTGTGTGCCTTGAAAGTCAGGAGTTTCGGCGGCGAGTTCTGCTGCCTTACTCATGCGAGGTCTCCGTGATTACATGTGCAATTTTGCGTGGCATCTGCGTCGTTAAATGACGCATCTCTTGACCTACATTTTCCTTGTGTACTTGTAACTGCGCTATTTATCATCGCAACAGCAGCAGTAGACGCATAAGGCATAGACCAGTTTGCATTACTCATTGCGTTACTCATTGTGTAAGAAAATCTACCAGTTGCATCATCTGACACAGAACTTACATTATAGCTTCCATCTATGTTGTTAGAACTTTGATTATAATCTAACCAAGCCTTCGCACTACCACCAAACACAACCGATGTAGCCACGCTGTTGTTCCCGCTGGCATCTTTGAGGGTGTTTACTCTAAGTTCACTAGCCATTATGCGAGGTCTCCGTGTGATGTGCTACTAACTCTGCGGTCAACACTCGAATTAGCTTCCTCTAATTTTACAGTGTAATTAGTAGTGTTGCGGCCATTGTTGTAGACGACAGCATTATTGTTTTGCGAACAGTTTCCATTTACGACTGCTTTGTTATCACTCATGCTGTTAGTATATGTATAGGTGTAGTCGCCTGTTCCATTGTCTGTAGTGCTGGCAATATTAAAACTGCCAATATCTTCAGCATTTGATTCTGCAATAATAAATGCTTTAGTTAGCCCCTGCTGCAAATTCGTTGTGGTCGAGTTGCCCTCGCC